GGCACGCGAACCATCACCACCGTCAGCACCGCGATTGTCGGGCTGGTCTGCACCGGCGACGACGCCGACGCGGCCACCTTCCCGCTTAATCGCCCGGTGCTGTTAACCGACGTACTCACCGCCAGCGGTAAGGCCGGGGAATCCGGTACGCTGGCCCGCTCACTGGACGCCATCGCCGATCAGTCCAAACCTGTCACCGTTGTTGTGCGTGTGCCGCAGGGCGAAACCGAAGCAGAAACCACCGCCAACATTATCGGCGGCGTGACCGACGGCCAGCGCACCGGCATGAAGGCGCTGCTGGCTGCGCAGTCCGTATGCGGCGTAAAGCCCCGCATTCTGGGCGTGCCGGGGCACGACACAAAAGCTGTTGCCACCGAGCTGCTGAGCGTGGCGCAGAGCCTACGCGGCTTTGCCTACCTGTCCGCGTATGGTTGTAAGAGCGTTGAGGAGGCGATTGCCTACCGTGCCAACTTCAGCCAGCGCGAAGGGATGCTGATCTGGCCTGACTTCATCAGCTTTGACACTGTGCTGAAGGCGGATGCGACGGCCTATGCCACCGCACGCGCGCTGGGCCTGCGCGCCAAAATCGACGAGCAGACCGGCTGGCATAAGTCCCTGTCAAACGTTGGCGTGAACGGCGTCACCGGCATTTCAAAAGACGTTTTCTGGGACCTGCAGGACCCGGCCACAGATGCGGGCCTGCTGAACCAGAACGACGTCACCACACTGATCCGTAAAGATGGCTTCCGCTTCTGGGGTTCCCGCTGCCTCAGTGATGACGCGCTGTTTCAGTTTGAGTGTTACACCCGCACCGCGCAGGTGCTCATGGACACGATGGCAGAAGCGCAGATGTGGTCCGTTGACGGTCCGCTGAACCCGTCACTGGCCCGCGACATCATCGAGAGCATCCGCGCGAAGCTGCGCAGCCTGGTAAATCAGGGCTATCTGATTGGCGCTGACTGCTGGCTGGATGAAAGCGTTAACGATAAGGACACGCTGAAGGCGGGCAAACTGCTGATCGATTACGACTACACGCCGGTGCCCCCGCTGGAAAACCTGCTGCTGCGCCAGCGCATCACTGACCAGTATCTGGTCGATTTCAGCAGCCGCGTCAGCGCATAAGGAGACGGAAAAATGGCATTACCCCGCAAACTCAAGCACCTGAACGTGTTCAACGCAGGCAACAACTGGCAGGGGCTGGTTGAGTCCGTGACGCTGCCGAAAGTCACCCGCAAGTTCGAAAAATATCGCGGCGGTGGCATGGCCGGTGCGGTGGACATCGACATGGGCCTGGACGACGGCGCGCTGGATACGGAGTTCACCGTAGGCGGCACTGAAGCCCTGCTGTTTAAACAGCTTGGCACCGAAACCGTGGACGGCATCCAGCTGCGCTTTACCGGCTCCATCCAGCGCGACGACACCGGCGAAGTGCAGGCGGTCGAGCTGGTGACGCGCGGCCGCTATAAGGAGTTGGACTCCGGCGAATGGAAAACCGGCGAATCCAGCACCACCAAAGTGTCCGCAACCAACAGCTACGCAAAGCTGACCATTAACGGCGAAGTGGTTTACGAGATCGACATCGTGAACATGATCCACATCGTGGACGGTAAGGACCTGATGGAGGCGCACCGCAACGCGCTGGGCCTGTAATCACCCCGGCAGGCGCTGAGCCTGCCGCTTATCTCTCTTTTTAACGGAATCAAATCATGACTGATAAAACCGCTCCAAATGAAAAAGTCGTTGAGCTGGACACCCCGATCCTGCGCGGCAAAACAGAAATCACCTCCGTCACCGTGCGCAAGCCGCAGTCCGGTGCGCTGCGCGGCACCCGCCTGCAGGCGCTGCTGGACATGGACGTGAACGCACTGATCACCGTACTGCCGCGTATCACCACCCCGGCACTGACCACAGCGGAAATTAACGAAATGGACCCCGCCGATCTGGTGAGCCTGTCGGTAGAGGTGGTCACTTTTTTGCTGAAGAAGTCGGTCCTGTCGGATTTAGCGACGGCCTGACGGTAGACGATCTGGTGGCGGACATCGCCACCGTCTTTCACTGGCCGCCCTCCGTTACCGAGTCCATGACGCTGACTGAGGTTCTTGAGTGGCGGCACAAAGCAATCCTGCGACACAGGGCCAGCGATGAGTGATAAAAATCTGCGTTTGCAGGTTGTGCTGGGCGCGGTCGATAAGCTGACCCGCCCCTTCCGCAGCGCCCGCGACAGCACGCGCGAGCTGGCTGGCACACTGCGCGACACCCGCAACACCCTTAAGGCGCTGGACGCGCAGGCCGGGCGCATTGACGGCTTCCGTAAAACCCGCTCACAGCTTGCCATCACTGCCAATAACCTTAAAGCTGCCCGCGAAGAAGCGGCGCGGCTGGCCGTGCAGTTTACGGAAACAAACAAGCCTACCGCCGCGCAGGCCCGCGTGCTGGAGCAGGCAAAAAACCGCGCCAGCCAGCTGCAGCAGACTTACAACGGGCTGCGCCTGTCAGTGCAGCGGCAGCGTGAGGCGCTGGGCGCTGCTGGTATCGACACGAAGAAACTGAGCCAGGCACAGCGCGAGCTTAAAAGTCAGTCGGACGAGGCGCGCGCCGCCATTGACCGTCAGCAGCTGTCGCTTAAAAAGCTGGGAGAACGGCAGGCAAAGCTGAGCGCGGTACGTGAGCGATATTCCCGCTCGCTGGAGGTGCGCGATCGCGTGGCCGGTGCCGGGGCGGCAACGTCCGCCGCCGGGCTGGCGATGGTTGCGCCTGTTGCTGCTACCGTACATGCATCAGCAGCAATGGAAGACGCCATGAAGGGTGTGGCAAAGCAGGTTAACGGACTGCGTGACGACAAAGGCAACCGCACGAAGCAGTTCTATGACATGCAGGCCGCCATCAAGGCCGCCAGTGAGCAGCTGCCGATGGAAAACGGCGCGATTGACTACGCCGCGCTGGTTGAGGGCGGCGCGCGCATGGGGGTAACAAACCAAAACGATTCCTATGAGGATCAGAAACGCGACCTGATGGCCTTTGCCACCACGGCGGCGAAGGCGTCAACGGCGTTTGAGCTACCCGCCGGTGAGCTGGCCGAAGGGCTGGGCAAGATTGCGCAGCTGTACAAAATTCCCACGCGCAACATCGAGCAGCTGGGCGATGCGCTGAACTACCTGGACGATAACGCCATGTCCAAAGGTTCAGACATCATCGATGTGCTGCAGCGCATGGGTGGCGTGGCCGACAGGATGAACTTCCGACAGGTGGCGGCACTGGGTTCAACATTCCTGACGCTGGGGGCCACCTCTGAGATTGCGGCCAGTTCCGCTAATGCAATGGTGCGCGAACTGTCTATAGCCACGATGCAGAGTAACCGGTTTATGGACGGCATGGACCTGCTGAAACTGGACCCGGCAAAGATTGAAAAGCAGATGACCACGGATGCGATGGGCACCATCATGCGCGTTCTGGAAAAGGTTAAAAAACTGCCGGATAGCAAGAGAGTGCCCGCGCTGACGATGCTCTTTGGCAAGGAGTTCGGCCCTGCAGCGTCAAAGCTTGTCAATAACATGCCGGAGCTGCGCAGGCAGCTGGCGCTGACACAGGGGGATGCTGCAAAGGGTTCGATGCAGAAAGAATCTGACATTAACAAGGATTCACTTTCCGCACAGTGGATGCTGACTAAAACCGGCGTGTCAAACACCATGAGCGGCCTGGGCGATTCACTGCGCACGCCGCTGATGGACATCATGAATATGGTGAAGAAAGTCACCGGCGTGACCCGCCGCTGGGTTGAAAACAACAAGGAGCTGGCGGGCACGCTGGTAAAAGCAGCGGCGGTCATATCCGTGATTGTGCTGGCGCTGGGTACGTTCATGATCGGCCTTGCGGCGGTGCTGGGGCCAATGGCGCTGCTTCGGCTCAGTTTTAACGTGCTGGGAATAAAAGCATTCAGTGCATTCGGACTGATTAAAAGCGCCATCGGCATCGTGGGGAACGGCGTGCTGTGGCTGGGGCGGCTGATGTTCGCAAACCCGATTCTGGCGGTTATCGGCCTGATTGCCGCCGGGGCGCTCCTTATCTGGCAGAACTGGGACACGCTTGGACCAAAATTTCACGCCTTGTGGGAGGGTGTGAAAAATGTCACCTCTGCCGCCTGGGAAAAGCTGAAAGGTATCGTGTCCGGCGCGTGGGAGTTGATTAAATCCGTATTCATGAACTACACGCTGCCGGGCCTGATTTATAAAAACTGGGAGGCTATCCGCACCGGCGTTTCAGAGGCATGGGCAGGCATCAAAAACACTGTTGCGGCGAAGTGGAGCGATCTGGTTGATACCGCTAAAACGATGCCCCAGCGTTTTCAGGAGGCCGGTTCGCTGATGATCGATGGCCTGATGGCGGGCATCAGTCAAAAGTGGGACGCCATCAAAAACAAGCTGTCGTCACTGACCGACTACCTGCCGGACTTTCTCAAGCCGGGCGTTGATAAGACCGGCGGGCCGCAGCTGCCGCGCCCGGCATCTGTAAAAACGGGTGGCGGTGTATCCCTGCCACCGGGCGGGTTCCCCGGATTTGCGGGCATGTACGACACCGGCGGCTTCATCCCGTCCGGGCAATTCGGCGTGGCCGGTGAGAACGGGCCGGAGCTGGTCAGCGGTCCTGCAAACGTGACCAGCCGCCGGAGCACCGCACGGCTGGCAGCACTGGCGGCGCTGACGCTGGGCGGTGCCGGAGCGACAGCGGAGGCGAAGCCGCTGCACCCGCTCAGCCTGCCGGTTCAGGCGTACCGGCAGGAAGCACCGCGTATGAGTGGCAGTGCTACACAGGGGGCTGCGCCGCAGGTTCACGCCTCCTTCACCATTGTGCAGCAGCCGGGACAGAACCAGCAGGATCTGGTTGATGAGGTGATGCGCAGGATAGAGGCAAAAGAGCGGCAGGCGCAGGCCCGTGCCCGCAGCAGTTACCGGGACAGGGGAGGATTTGAGGAATGATGATGACGCTGGGCTTATTTGTTTTCATGCTGAGGACGGTGCCCTATCAGGAACTGCAGTATCAGCGCAGCTGGCGTTTCCCGTCGAACAGCCGCGTAGGCGTGAGGCCGTCGCTGCAGTTCTTAGGCCCGGACAACGACACGCTGACGCTTTCCGGCGTGCTGCTGCCGGAGATTACCGGCGGCAGGCTGTCGCTGTTTGCGCTGGAGCAGATTGCAGAGCTGGGCCGCGCGTGGCCGCTTATTGAGGGCAGCGGGACGATTTATGGCATGTTCGTGATTGAAAGCCTGAGTCAGACCAAAGCGGAGTTCTTCAGCAGCGGCGTGTGCCGCCGCATTGAATTCACGCTGACGCTGAAGCGCACCGATGAATCACTGGGGGAAATGTTCGGCAGCCTCAGCGATCAGCTGTCTGCCATGCAGGGCGCAGCAGTTACCGCAGCCGGTAAGGTCAGTGCAGCAGCGGGAGGGTTATTCTCATGATGACAACCCCGTGGATTAACGGCCAGCAGAACTCACCGGCGTTCCGGCTGACGATGGACGGCGCAGACATCACGCAGAAGCTGGAAAAGCGCCTGCTGAGCCTGACGCTTACCGACAACCGGGGCTTTGAAGCGGACCAACTGGACATCGAGCTGGACGACGCGGACGGCCAGCTGCAGCTGCCGCGCCGTGGTGTGGTGCTTTCCCTGTCGCTGGGCTGGCAGGATGCGCCACTTTTCCCGAAAGGCAACTATACCGTTGACGAAATCGAACACAGCGGCACGCCGGACCGCCTGACGCTGCGGGCGCGCAGCGCGGACTTCAGGCAGACGCTGAACACGAAGCGTGAAAAGTCCTGGCACAAAACCAGCGTGGGCGAAATTGTCCGTGAGGTGGCCGGGCGGCATAAGCTGAAAATGGCGATGGGTGAGGATATGGCAAAGATGGATATTGACCACCTCGATCAGACCAACGAATCAGACGCCAACTTTATGATGCGCCTGGCTAAACAGTGCGGAGCGGTTGCCTGCATCAAGGACGGTAATCTGCTATTTATCCGGCAGGGCCAGGGAAAGACGGCAAGCGGCAGAGCGCTGCCGGTTATCACCCTTCAGCGCAGGGACGGAGACGGCCACCGCTTCACCCTGGCGGACCGGGACGCCTACACCGGCGTTATTGCCAGCTGGCTGCACACCCGCGAACCGACAAAGAAGCCGGTGGCGAAGGTGAAGCGCAGGCGACGTAAAACCACTGCGAAGAAGAAAAAGGAGCCGGAGGCAAAACAGGGCGATTACCTGATCGGCACGGACGAGAACGTGCTGGTACTTAGCCGCACTTACGCGAATCGGGGCAACGCCGAACGGGCGGCCAAAATGCAGTGGGAACGCCTGCAGCGTGGTGTGGCAACGTTCTCAATCCAGCTGGCAAAGGGGCGCGCTGAGCTTTATACGGAAATGCCGGTTAAGGTCAGTGGCTTTAAACAACAGATAGATGCCGCGGAATGGATCATTACAACGCTGACGCACAGCCTGAGCGCGGACAGCGGGTATACAACCAATATCGAACTTGAGGTTAAAATTGAGGACTCAAGCTTGCAATAGTAATATTTATTACCCTTTTGGATGATCAGTAGGTATGATCAAGTTAAATAATCAACAGGGCGAATCCTAAATGATGAATTGTCCAAAGTGCTCTCATGCTGCACACACTCGCAGCAGTGTTGTGCTCTCTGAGAACACAAAAGAACGATACAATCAATGCCAGAACATAAACTGTGGGTGTACCTTCAAATCCTTAGAAACTGTAACCGATATAATCATGTGCCCAGGCAGAGTAAATCCCGTACCGCCCCACCCTGCCCGTGGAGGCCCCAAAACGTCCCAAGGCCAACTCTGGCTCTAACCCGCTTCGGCGGGTTTTTTAATGCCTACAACTGACCACAAAAAAATCTGCGTAGCCAATCCGTGGACAAGGGCATAAAAAAAGGGGCTGGCATCACGCCAACCCCTTGTTTGCTATTAACTTTTAGATGTCGCGTTAGCGATACCTTAGTTAAGACGCTCTTTAATACGAGCAGACTTACCAGTACGCTCACGCAGGTAGTACAGTTTGGCTTTACGCACAGC